TCACAATCAAAGAAACATATAGTTTCCTATTATATTTATTAAAACAAATTACCTTGTGCTTCCGGTGTAATAAAACCGGCTTCTTCTACTAGTTTACGAGTGATCTTTTTATACTTCTTATGAAGCTTCTGGTCCTTGATGGCAATAATAAGTTCTGCCTCAGAAGGATGAACAGATTCTAATAATGATATAAACAAAGCCTCACGCTTAATAGGTTTTAGATCCTTTCTAAGGAATACGTAGAAACGTCTAAGTTCCTGGGTAAGGATCGCTGGGCTCATACCGATCGGAGCAACGTCCGGTCTGTATGGAGGTTCGTCTTCAGGAAGTTCAAACTTCTTCTCTGGTAAGAATGCATATTCAAATACGATCTTAAGAGCAGAGTTTCCTTTATACTTTGTTTCTAATAGCTTAGGATCTTCATTGATCTCTTCAAGCATTTCTGGTAAAAATCTGACTGCCATATTAAAAGTCCTCAATTTCGTCGAGTAATAATCGACATTGGTTTTTGATTAAATAATTCATGATAGAATTCTTATCACCCTTAGGTTTAGTATTCTCATAAGTATATATAATGATTTTATACAAACTCTCAGGGATAGAATCGAAATTAACTAGCTCTTGATTTCTCTGATAGTTTCTTTTTTCTGAATCGTTCTTACAGGCTTCGATACCTTTTTCAAAGAATTCAGGCAGGCGTTTTGATGAGAATGGTTTTTGGCGTTCTCCACTGACAAATACATCGTCACTTGATAGGATATTTGGAATACCGTCTCCAGAGTCTCCCTTGACGATATGAGTAATGGTATACTCATGAACTTCTTTCTTTGTAGCCTCCACAAATTTCTTTTGCATCGGTGACCACTGGCGAACGTTATCGTTTCGTTGTAGTTGAATGAAGTCTTTATCAGATGAGACAATAAGGATCTTCTGAGGCTTCTGGAATAATCCTTCTTGTACTAACATATTAGTCTGAGACCAATTCGTCAAACAGGCTATAATATCATCAGCTTCTGCTGTCTCGACATTAATAACTTTATATGGAAAGTTTTCGATTAGATCTTGACGTAATTCTGATAGAGTATCAAATATAAGAGACCAATTAAGATCAGACTTCTCACGATTTACTTTGCGCATTGCTTTATAATGTGGGAATATTGATCTTCGCCAGTAGTTCTGACCGTCACATGCAATAACTACTTCACCATATTCTTTACCATACTTTTTACTGTATGATTTAATAGTAGCTAGTGTTGTATGTCTGATTAAGTTCTTTATCTCAGAGTCAGACGACTTCTTAAGATCGTCTTGAAACGGCATGATATTACTTAATGCGATCTGACTATAATCTAGGATAATCATTTGAATGCTCCTATTAATATCATATCGCCATTAATTCTACCATTTGGTTGGGCAGATTTAGCTTTGATCTGTTTGATTGCAAAATTTAATGATCGTTTACCGATCTCAGTAGTCTTAAAGAACTCTTCTGGTTTACGAAGCGTCTTAGAGTCAGATCTACCGATATCATAGTTAATAATTGTTGTACCCTTGACTGACAATGTTTCTCCATCAGCAGATGTATAGTTAATTAGTTTACGATTCTTTGTATTATAAACCCATAGCTGATCTGCTCCAACGATGTTTGCTGGATCGATCGACTTAAGATTAAGTTCTACAAGTTCTCTCATATACTTAAGTTTCTTAACAATAACTGCGGGTGGTTTTGCCTTGACGATTCTTGGTTTCTTTACAGTAACCTGATGTTGAGCACATCCATCGATAATACCTTGAATGAAGTCTCTAAACTTCTTAAGTTCAGACTTCGTGAAGAAACTATAACCTTCAACGAGTTGTTCGTCTTCGCCTTTGATAGCTTCTTCAACTTCTTCTAGAGTAGACTTATAGTATTCAGCGATTCGTTTAGCAACGGCACCAGCAATATTATTACTTAATAGATGGGCCTTGATATTAAACTCTGATGATTTTGTTTTAACGAACTTGTCGATAGCATAATCAATTTCTTCTGAAGCATTACGAGCGGCTTCAATAAGTCTCTGATCAATAGGGATAACTGGAGCTTTTGGTTTTTCTTCTTCAACTGGCATACTATTATACTTATTGTAGATATTATATAGTTTAATCTGCATGTCTGACTGATGAATTGGAGATAAAAAACCTCCTTTTTCAAGGATCAAACATAATGAACCGATATTAATTAGTTCATAATCAGGTACTAGATCATTTAGGACTTTATGCATCTTAGTAAAGTCTGTGTATCTAAATATTAGTTGACCATTATAGTCTTTTGATAGAGCCTTGACGTATCGTCTTGCTGCGTTTGCTCTAGCAGTATTTTCAGAGTTGGTATTATAGTACCCAAGAGCAGCCATAAGAGTTGATTTGTAGTTTTCTTCTGTAACCATTGGAGCTCCATCGCCTTTACCTTTGGCGATAGCTTGAGCTTTCCATGCTTCTGTAACTTTAGGTTTTTTTGCCATGATTTCCTCAAATTTAATTTGACATAGTCATTATAACATACATTCAAATTAAAGTAAACTACTTTTATGCTTAGGATGTCTTTTGAATTTCTTTTTGTCTGGTTCTACTCTATGCCGAAACGGAAGATCAGTTCTCGTTAAGGCATAGGCAGCGGCTGATCGTCGTTTAAGACGCTTGCGTGTTTTCATTCGTTGTTACTGTTTGATATAGATCCTCAAACTCTTCGTTCAAAGCTACTTCTTGATCGAAGTTTTGTTTATGATAGACCTTAATGATCTTGCTAAGAGTTTTCTTAGGGATCTTATATGTCTCATAGAGATTATCGATGATCTCTTTGATCAGATCTTTTTCAGCGTCGATTCGAAGCATTGAGTCACTTGCTTCTTGAACAGCGCCACGAATTTGTTTTTTATCTTCATCTAATAATTGCATTATAGTCCTTCCACTTTAATGATTGAGTCCCAACGGAATGATCTCCATTCGTGTTTATCGAGGTCGAATACACGAGCAACATCATTACTTAAAACACGTGGCTTTTTACCTTCTTCAGGTTCGACGTGTTTAGGTCTTTTGTCTGCTGGAATTTTTGCTTCTGATAAGGTACAAAGCATTTCGCGTTGTGTACCATCTTTTTTAGTGAATACTACAGTGAGATCAGTTTCATGTAGTTTCTTTTTGAAAGATTCTTGAACTTCGGTTAATTTATAATCTAACATAATTTTTACTCCTTTATCAATTTATAGAACCATTATAACATAAAATCGAATTAATGTAAAATGAATTTGGTGGGTGGAGTAGGATTCGAACCTACACATCCAGAGGAAACGGATTTACAGTCCGCCGCGATTCACCGTCTTCGCAGTCCACCCATGGTACACCTACGGAGAATCGAACTCCGATTACCAGGATGAAAACCTGGTGTCCTAACCGTTAGACGATAGGTGCATAAATATTGAGCTCTCGGAACTACGTTATGCATAACGTAGCTGACCCGCGGAAGGCGACCTAGGATGGCTCCGCATATATTTTATTAAGTGGCTGAGAGCTCAATATTTATACACTTTTTGATTGGAATATAGCATCATAAACTAATTCTGCTGCTAGACCATTATGACCACCGATATGCCATTGATAATTTTCCATAGGGGTCTTATCATTCTTCCAGTCATAAATTGTAATGATGTTATCTTCAATCATAAGTTTCCATTCACAAGTGACTTTGTCTTTATCAGCGTTTGGTCCTACATCAGGTTCGCCAAAAACTTTAACCAGTTCATCATAGGTTGCTTCTACATAATCTTGTAGAGAAGTTCCAGTCACATTAAAAGTTCTTTGAATATTCATTATTTACTCTCCTCAATAAATCTTGCCTTGATTAAGCTGTCAATAATCTCTTGATCATTATAGTCTTGAGCTGTTAATATCCAACCTTCTAAAGTTGTACCAGAAAATGATTTATTTTTTGAAATAATAGTCTTATACGATTTATTATTAAATTTAAATTTCATAATTTTCTCCTACCACCAACTATCATAAAAGACTTCTTTACCTTCAGCCAAAGCTGCTCTGGCTT